TTCGAGCATCGGTCAAAGGCATCAAAGACAAAGAATCTGGATTGTTGCCAACTCCTCAACGAGACGATGGAAAGAATGTAAATCCGTCACCAAAGAGAAGAATGACATTAGCAAAACACATCAAAATGTATCCGACACCGACAAAGGGGATGCACAAACAGGATGTGAACGACAACGGGCAGTACGCAAAGAGAGTGAAGGAGAGCGGATTTCAAGTGATGCTCCCAGCCTTCGTGAAACTTTATCCGACTCCGACAGCAGGTTGCGAGGAAGGCGGAGAGCAATCGCACAGAGTGGAAAGAAACAAGTCAGGAGGATTTCTGTTGAGGAAGAAAAATCCAAATGCGAAACACAAGACATTTGGAGCAAAACTATCGGATGCGATGCTGTATCTGGAAAAACAGAAAATGTTGCCGACTCCGACATCATCGGAACACAAGTACAGACTGAAGGGAAACACGCAGCAGAGCAAATGTTTGGAATCAATGGCGAGGAAAACTGGGGGGAGACTTTCTCCGACATTTTGCGAGGCGTTGATGGGGTATCCTATGAACTGGACAGAAATCGCACCAAAAGATTAATGAGTTTGGGAAATTCTTTAGTTCCTCAAATTCCATACCTGATCGCATTATCAATTTTAGAAACTTACAAATAGCTTAGGAGGCATTATGAAACTAGTCTTTGACATAGAGACTAATGGATTACTTGATGACCTCACAAAGATACACACGATAGTTATTAAATGGTTGGAGACTGGCGAAGTAATTAAATACAGACCAGTTGGTGACGAACTACAGGAGGCGGTAGACAATTTAAAAAATGCAGACCTTATTATTGGCCACAATATTATTGCTTTTGATATTCCTGCCATTCAAAAGATTTTTCCTGACTTTAATCCTGTTGGGATATTTGATACACTGGTTGCTAGCAGGTTAATCTGGTCAGATATTAAAAATCAAGATTTCAGATTTTCACATCATACTAATTTTCCAAATAAACTTATTGGCTCTCATTCTTTAAAAGCCTGGGGTTATAGATTAGGTTTACTTAAAGGAGAATTTGCTGAAGAAACTGACTGGCAAGAATGGTCGGAAGACATGACTACATACTGTGCAAATGATGTGTCAATCACTGATAAACTTTATCAAAGAATTTTAGACAAAAAATATTCTGATAAATCTTTGGAGTTAGAACATAAATTTGCTGAATGTATTTGGGAGCAAGAGAAGCATGGCTTTTACTTTGATGTAAAGAAAGCACAGAAGTTAAACTCCAAGCTGGCTCAAAGACGATTAGAATTAGAGGGAGACTTACAAAAAGTATTCACTGAATGGGAAAAAGAATTACCAGATTTTATTCCAAAAAGAGATAACAAAACAAAAGGTTATAAAGCTGGCGTACCAGTTAAAAAAACTAAAACAATAACTTTTAACCCAGGTAGCAGAGACCACATAGCCAACAGACTTATTACTTTAAAAGGATGGAAACCTAGAAAGTTCACACCTGATGGTAAGCCTGTAGTTGATGAAGCGGTTTTAAATTCATTAAAATATCCTGAAGCAAAATTACTTTCAGAATATTTAATGATAACTAAAAGACTAGGGCAACTAGCGGAGGGCAGTGTTGCTTGGTTGAAGCTAGAAAAAAATGGAAAGATACATGGAAGTGTAAATTCCAACGGAGCTATAACTGGTAGGTGCTTGCACATGTCACCCAATATAAGTCAGTGTCCTTCTGTATTAGTTCCTTATGGAAGAGAATGTAGAGAATTATTTTATGCTCCTGATGGTTATAAACTTGTTGGAGTGGATGTAAGCGGATTAGAGCTGAGATGTTTAGCCCACTATCTTACAAGATATGATGAAGGAGAATATGCGAATGAAGTTGTTAATGGAGATGTTCACACACTTAATCAAAAGAGTGCTGGTCTTGATACAAGGGATAGAGCAAAGACTTTTATCTATGCATTTCTATATGGCGCTGGTGATAGGCGGATCGCTGACATCACTGGCAGTACAGTTAAAGAAGCTAAGGCGCTTAAAGAAAAATTTTTAGATAACGCTCCTGCAATTAGAAGATTACGCCATGATGTTTTAACTGCAGTTGAGACCAGAGGTTTTTTAAGAGGTATTGATGGAAGACGATTGGAGATTAGGTCTCCGCACTCTGCTCTCAATACTTTAATTCAGTCTGCAGGAGCTTTGATAGTTAAGCAGGCTACAATAGCACTACACAAAATCATACAACAAGAAAAACTCGATTGTAGCATGGTGGCACACATCCATGATGAGATGCAATTACAAGTAAAAGAGGACATTACAGAATATGTTGGACAACAGGCGGTACAATCCATTCAAGCCACCAAAGATTTCTTTGATTTCAGATGCGAACTTGATGGAGAATTTAAAATCGGAAAAACATGGGCGGATACCCATTAATAACCAAGATAGATTTGCTTACTATAAGCTAGGCGAAAAATATGAAGATAAATTTGTGGAGATATGTAAGGCGCATAATATTAATGCAGACATCAATCCTGAAAAAGAAACAAACCGATATGCTCCTGACTTAATAATGAATGGCAAGGTCTCTGATTTAAAAACTCAGACCATGCCATTCTTTAAGTCTAAAGAAAAATTTAATATCTCTCCTGAAGATGCAATATCTTTGAATCGAAAAGATGTGGAGAGATATAAAAAAAATATCCAAAAGTAATTCTATATTTTTGGAGGGGCTGGGAAGAGCAGGATGCTTACGGAGTAAAAGTTCCAGCAATGAGTGGGGTCTGGTGGCTGTCTTTAAAAAAGATAGCTGAGTTAATAGAAGCAAATCCAATAGAACATTTTTATCAGCAACGAATTAATGACGAGGTTAACGCCAAGTCATCTTTTATTTTAAATGCCAAAAACTTCAAAAGATTATTTTCCAAACCAAATTAAGTTAGGACATTTTATTCTAACTATTAAATTACTTGATAGTGAACTTATTTATAATCTTGGAGAGCAACAGGGAAGCTTTGAATCAAGAGAGCAGATAATTTATTTAGACAAGGACATTGTTGCAGCCAATCCTGACCAGGCAATCAATTTAATTCTGCATGAACTATGCCATGCAATTTATTACCAATACAATCTCAATAACAAAAGCACAGAGGAAGACATTGTTAATGCAATGTCAAACGGAATTACAGAATTACTTACAAGAAGTGATTTACGCAAATGGATAGAACATAAACTTAAGGAGGTTTAATATGTTTGATAAGACTATGTTACTGGATGGAGACATATTTTTATATATGGTTACAACCAGCAATGAGGAGGTCATAGACTGGGGAGATGATATGTTCACTCTTCATTCAGACTTTAAACAATGCAGGGATAAACTTGCGGACACAATAACTTACTATCAAAATATTTTATTGTGCAAGCATATCGCAATTGCATTAACCCATTCAAAAAATTTCAGAAAGAAAATTCTACCTGAATATAAATTCAATAGAAAAAATCTTAGAAAGCCTGTTTGTTACAAGGCATTGAGGGAATGGTTAAAGGAAAACTATAAGTGTTATGAGAAACCTTATTTGGAGGGAGATGATTGTCTGGGAATACTTGCTACTTCTGACATTATTAAAGGAGACAAAATAGTTGTTTCTAAAGATAAGGATTTAAAAACTATTCCAGCTCAACATTATGTCATAACTAATCAAGGGCAATATTTAGATATTAATGAACTAGAAGCTGACTACTGGCACATGCATCAGACTCTCACAGGAGACAGTAGTGATAACTATAAAGGATGCAAAAATATTGGAACTGTAACAGCCACTAAAATTCTTGATGGATTAAAAACTAAAAAGGAAATGTGGGAAGCTGTAGTTGCTCAATATAAAAAACAAAAGCAAACTAAAAAGGATGCATTAATTCAAGCAAGGGTTGCAAGAATATGCAGAGCTTCTGATTATAACTTTAAAAGAAAACGACCTATCCTGTGGTGTCCTGATGCCTAAACATATAAAAATTATTGATGAGGCTAAAAGATTAGTAAGCACCAGGAGAGAAGCAACTTATGGAAATAAAAAAGCAAACCATAAGAACATTGCAAAACTTTGGAGTGCGTATTTGGATAAAACCATAAGCACTAAAGATGTGGCCTTGATGATGGCTTTACTGAAGATAGCGCGAACTAAATTAGGCGACCATAATGAAGATGATTATGTTGATCTGGTTGGCTACGGAGCCATAGCAGGTGAACTAGCTGAAAAAGAAAATGAACAACTAGAATTTGATTTTGATAAATGGCAGGGAACTGACCCTGACTAAAAGACAATCCCAACTTTATAATTTCATAAAGAATTTTATAGAGTCAAAAGGTTACTCTCCTTCCTATCAGGAAATGCTAGAGCATATGGAAGTACATTCTAAACAAATTATTTTTTCATTTCTTCAATCACTTCAAAGACAGGGCAAGATTAAACAAACTAAATATATGGCTAGAAGTGTAGAGTTAGCTTCTTAACGGAAGCTTAAGAGGCAGTGGTGGTGGAATTTGTTAGACACGCGTGGATTAAATCCATGTGCATCTTTGATGCGTGAAAGTTAAAGTCTTTCTCACTGTACCAGAACTAAGCTTGGAGCCACTTTAGCTTAGGGTGGCTCCGCAATTTTTATTTAAGTGCCACTATAGATAGCATTTAAGTGCCACTATTAGAGAGAAAACATGGAAAAAAATAATGATATTAAGATGCCTGCCATCTCAAAAGAATTAATTGAGGTGTTAAATCAACTGTTTCCTGAAAGGTCTGCTGAATTGGAGTGGACTGAAAAGGAAGTATGGTTTCGCACAGGGCAGCGCAACATCATTCGATTTCTAAATTCTCATTTTGCTGAACAAAACAAAACAATCATGGAGAAAAAATAATATGTGTTTTATGAGCAGTGGAGGCTCAAGTGGTGGCGGTCAACAAGAAGAGACTCAAACTAATTCTCAAAAACCTCCTGAACAAAATCTAACTTCGCAATCTGCACCAGCTCCTAGTGAGTCAGAGAGTGGAGTTGATGAAAACACTGGAACTACTATCATAGCCAAGAAGAAAGGAACTTCTCAATTGCAAATTCCTTTAACTTCATCGCAGGGTAGTGGTTTACAGATTACATAAAAAATAAATGGAAGACTATGAAGGTCAACATTCTGTTGCTTCAAGATATGGCAGTCTTGAAACTGTCAGAGAAACATATTTAGAGAGAGCAAGAGAATGTGCGGAGTTAACTCTGCCTTTCTTAGTGCCTCCCAAAGGTCATTCAGGCTCAACTAAATATGTCACCCCCTATCAAGGAATAGGCGCGAGAGGAGTGAACAATCTTGCAAGTAAATTACTGCTTGCTTTAGTTCCACCTAACGCTCCTTTCTTTCGACTGCAGATAGAAGATTTTGTTCTTAAAGAAATGGAGCAAGATAAACCTTTAAAGACTGATGTTGAAAAAGCTTTAGGAGAAGTTGAAAGAGCCGTCATGGGCAATGTGGAAATGTCTGCTGACAGAGTACAAATTTTTGAATGTTTGAAACATCTGATTGTAAGCGGAAATTGCTTATTAGTTGTGGAAGACTCAGGACTCAGACTTTTTCCTTTGGAAAGATTTGTAATTAAAAGAGACCCAATGGGTGAAGTTCTTGAAATTATAACTAAAGAATGTGTTTCACCAAATAGTTTACCTGAAGACATTGCTGAATTAGTACAGACACAGTTAGAAGGAGATGAGAAGACTGTAGACATTTACACGCACATTTGCAGAAGACAAAAACATTTTGAAGTCTTGCAAGAAGTAAAGGGAACTATCATACCTGACAGTGTTGGTAAATTTCCTATAGATAAATCTCCTTACATTCCATTAAGATTAAGTTCCATCTCAGGTGAGGACTTTGGAAGAAGTTTTGTTGAACAATATTTAGGTGACTTGACAAGCTTGGAGGGATTAACAAGAGCAATTGTTGAAGGTAGCTCTGCATCATCTAAAGTTTTATTTATGGTTTCACCTAATGGAACTACAAGAGCATCTCACTTAGCACAATCTCCTAACGGAGCTATTGTTGAGGGCAGTGCGAATGATGTTTCAGTGCTTCAAGTTAATAAACTTGGAGACTTTAGAATTGCGTATGACACCATGCAAAGAATTGAACAAAGAATGGAGCATGCATTTTTATTAAATACTTCAATACAAAGACAAGCTGAAAGAGTTACTGCAGAAGAAATACGTTTCATGGCCCAAGAACTTGAGAGTTCTTTAGGTGGCATCTACTCCATCCTTTCACAAGAATTACAACTTCCATACATAACTAGAAAAATTCATGTCATGCAGAAGAGTAAAAAACTTCCTGCATTACCTAAAGGAATGGTCAAGCCCACAATCATAACTGGACTTGAAGCTTTAGGCAGGGGCAATGACAGACAAAAGATTGTTATGTTCTTACAAACATTGCAAGAAAATTTAGGACAAGAGGCGATAGGTCAATACGTTAACATTTCAGAAGCAATCAAGAGACTTGCTACTGCAGATGGTATTGAAACTAAGGGCTTAATAAAATCAGAAGAGGATTTGCAAGCTGAACAAATGGCACAGCAAGAACAAGCTCAAATGCAACAGATGCAAGATGCATCTCAGCAGATGGCTGTGAAAGGCATGCCACAAGTCTCACCAGAGGCAATTGAGCAAACTGTTAATCAACTTCAACAACAACAATAGGAGAGTATGAATGGGTACTAACGAAGAAGTAAAAATACAAACAACAGAGACTGGTGAGGGAGGCATCCCTATGAAGTCAGATAAACCTGAATGGTTGCCAGAAAAATTTGAGAGTGCTGAGGAACTAGCTAAATCATATAATGAATTAGAAAAGAAACTTGGTGAAACTAAAACTGAAGAGACACCTGCAGAAGAAGCTAAAGAACAAGCTGAACAAGCAACAGGTGTTGCATTAGATAAGTTCTATGACGAGTATGCTGAGAAAGGCGAATTAGCCGAAGATAGTTATACTGAACTTGCTAAACAAGGTTTGAGTAAAGAATTAGTTGATAGTTATATTGAAGGTCAAAAAGCTGTATCTGACAGACAAACAAATGAACTTCATTCAACAGTAGGCGGAAAAGCAAACTATGACAAGATGGTTGAATGGGCTTCTTCAACATTAAGTGAGACAGAAGTAAAAGCTTTTAACACTGTAATGGATAAAGGTAATCCTGATGAAATGAAATTGGCAATCAATGGAGTTAACTCAAGGTGGAAATCCACTTTTGAGCCTAAGCTTGTTAAAGGTGAAGCGCCTAAAGTTGTAGGTGACATGTTTAAATCCACTTATGAAGTAGCGCAAGCCATCAATGATAAAAGATATTCTCATGACACTGCTTATAGAAAATCAGTGGAAGAGAAACTTAAACGCTCTGACATTTTAGGATAATGAAATCTTCAGAACGAACTTGCTCTTGTAACAATCAAAAACAAACTGTGCTGTGGACTGTGTATCATACGATACTTGCAATCTTGATGGCTATGGTTGTTGCGATAGAATTTGTAGAACTGATGATTTACTTGAAACAAATTAAAGGAATGTAAATGTGGGGTTTATTAGCTAAAACAGTTTTACCTAGTATTTTTAAAACTGTAGACAAA